TGGAAGTTAGATGAATTAGAGAAGGTCCAAGCAACACTGCCCACGGGCAAATGGAACGCGCAGTGGATGCAGAATCCAACAGCAGAAGAAGGTGCAATATTAAAACGTGAGTGGTGGAGAGTTTATGATGGAGAACATATTCCACAATTACATCACGTTATACAATCTTATGATACAGCTTTTTTAAAAAAAGAGACAGCTGATTACAGCGCTATTACTACGTGGGGTATATTTTACCCTGACGAAGATAGTGGAGCCAATCTTATATTACTCGATGCCATAAAAGGTAGATACGAGTTTCCTGAACTAAGGAGATTGGCTCTTGAACAATATGAATATTGGCAACCAGAATCGGTTATTGTTGAGGCTAAAGCTAGTGGTTTACCACTGACATATGAACTTAGACAGATGGATATACCTGTAGTTAACTTCACACCCTCAAAAGGAAATGATAAGCATGCACGTGTAAATGCGGTTGCACCTTTGTTTGAATCTGGTATGATATGGGCGCCTGAGCAGAAATTCGCAGACGACGTTATCGAAGAGTGTGCGGCTTTCCCTTATGGTGATCATGACGATCTTGTGGACTCAACCACACAAGCAATCATGCGATTCAGACAAGGCGGTCTAATCGGACACCCTGAAGATTATGTCGACGAAAAAGTCGAACAACGTAAAAGGAATTATTATTGATATGGGTATAATTACAAAAGGTATGGGCAAAATTATGAAGTCTAAAATGAAAAAGGCTTTTGTTACTAAACCAACTTTTCCAGGTCCAAATACTATAAATATTTTAAACAGAGAATTAGCAAAACGAAGAAAAACTAGAGGTCCGGGAAATAGAGGACAAGATATTGTTGAAGGTGCCGCAAGAACGCGTAAAGGCAAACCTGGTAAAAGTTTTATTGAAATAGATGCAAGAGTTAACAGAAAACTTTTAAGAGATTTTGCAAAAGACCTAAAGATGCCAAAAGAATATAAGGAAATAAAATAATGCTTACAGCTATTAGACAATGGGTCATAAGAACAATGCTAAAGTCGAAAGGACAGACTGGAGTTGTTCAGACTTTACCTAAAAAAGATTTAATAGAATTAAACACACAGATTACAGCACAACGACTAATGCAGGGTGGTATTGAACCAAACTCATTAAAAACTGCTGATCAGGTTGAGAATGCTGTTATGGCAATAGAGAGAAGAAACGAAACAATGAGTATAGGTGAGGCTAGAGGAAGTGGAATTAGATCTACAAGTTCTGCAAAAGTATTTGACATGGAAGGTAAAGAAATAAAAAATCCTGAAAACATCATGGCTGGTAAAGAAGTTGAAAATACTACGGGAAGTTTAATGTCTGTGCCTAATAAAAAAGGTTTAGCCGGTATGGAATATGAAACAAAAAAAGGACCTAAGTCTCTTAAACAACGAGAAAAAGAAATATTAGAAAGTATGGAAAAAAATAATAAAGAAACTGTTGCAAAAATAAAAAATAGAAAAATGGTTGAAGACGCAATCGATAATGCTTCACCAGGATTTGTAAAAGGAGATAGAAAATATAATGCACAACTTGTTGCAGAAGATTTAGCAGATAAAAAATTTGGTAAAGAGTTTTATGATTTAGATCAAAGACAACAACTAGATCTTTACGATGAAGCACTTGAAGGATTATCAGAACAAACAAGAGGCATGCCTGATCCAGAAGACTTTGCACAAGGCGGACGTGCAGGGTTTTCAAAAGGTGGTTCAGGTATTTTAAAACTTTTACAAAATATGTTTAAACCAAGAGGTAAAGTAAAATTTGACGAAAGAAGATTTAGAGAAGGTCCGATTGATTTAGATTTTTTAGAAAATATAAAACCAAAAGATATTGAAAAATTTATTAGAACTAGAGACATGGGTGGTCGTGGTGGTTATGGTATGTATGAAAATTTTAAAGACATGCCTGCAGGATTAAGAGCAGCAGAGTTAATCAAAACAATTAAAGGACCACGTAACGAAATAAATTACAAAGCAGCAGAATTATTTTTAGGTAAAAAATTAAGAGGTGATGAAAGCGCTAATGAACTTGTTCAAATGTTAAACAGACAAGAGATGCGAGCAGAGGGTGGACGTATTGGTTACAAAGAAGGATCAGGAATGACAAGACGAACGTTCTTAAAATTATTAGGTGGTGCAATGTCTATACCTATCATTGGTAAATTTATAAAACCATTAAAGGTAGGTAAAACTATTCAAAAAGTGCCAATTATTAAAACAGATAATGTTCCGGGTAAACCAGAGTGGTTTGATGCATTAGTTAACAAAGTAATCATCGAAGGTGATGATGTTACTAAAAAATTTGCAACAGGTGAAAGACAATCTATTCATCAGAAAACACTTAATGATGGTTCCGTGGTCCGAGTTACAGAAGACGTGGACGATGGTGCTGTAAGAGTAGAATATGAAAGTGATGCAAATGTTTTTGAAGACACAGTACAAATGGAATATAAAAAACCATTACCAGATGAGGGTGATCCAAGACCATCAGCAGAATTTACCACAGCAGAGTCAGGTCCGGTTGGCAGACAATCAGGCCCTGATGATTATGATATAGAGATAGATGAGGTTGGTGGTTCAAGTATTAAAGATCTAGATTCAGATGTGTCAAAACTAAAAGAGTATGCAACAGGTCAAAAACCAACAATTAAAGAAATAGTTCAAAGCAAAAGAAGAAGAGACAAAGCTAGAGCTATAACGGAAGATCCCGAAGCTCGAATGGATGCGATAATTTCAAGACAGGGAGAAATGCTTGATGATGATTTTTCACCTGACTTTGCATCAGGCGGTATTGCTAGAATGTTAGGAGAGTAATGAACCCAGTTAGATTTTCACAGATGATGAAGTATCTGACTCGGGCTAAAAAACAAAAGCCAGATCTTCCTGATGTCTTTCCTGCAAGCAAAGCACCTATTCCACCAAAAACACAAAACGTTGAAGAGATAGAAGCTATAAATAGATTTAATAGAGATAATCCAAGAAAAGATATGGCTAATGGTGGCTCATTAAAATTTTATCCAAAAGCTTCTGGAGGAGAAACTACACAACAAATAGCTCCTGGTGTAGATATTAAAACAAGAGATATAAATTATGGTGGTACTTTAGGTTATGAAGGAGATAACATTTACGGTGGAGTTGAGTATAATAAAGGCAAAGTTAAATTAGATGTTACAACAGAAGATGGTAATACACTTTTCAAAGATACCTTATCTAAAGATGATGCTGTTAATTTTATAGTAGGTCTTGGAGATCGTAAAGGTGATAAGTTTCAAATTAAAACAGATAAAGATTTTAATAACATGCAAGTTACTTTTAGAAAAAGTTTTGCAGGTGGTGGTATGTTAGTGCAACCAGGTTTTGGTGGTGTGAGGCAGGGGTATAGAAGTGATAAAGCAATTAAAGCTGCACAACAAGCAGGAAATGTTGCAAAAACAAAAAAAAGATTTGATAGAATAGGTAAGGCTTTTATAGAACAAGATTATAATGCTTTAAAAACTTTAACAAGACCAGATAGAATAAAAAAAGGAGCTAAAGACGCTGGAGGTATTCTTAATGCATCAGATACTGCATTATTAAATAATGTCATTCTTGGTAAAGATGTTAAAGCACAAAATGCATTAGCTAAAAAATTAGGAGTTAATCGTAGATATATGATTGATACTTATAAAGAAGCTCTTGAGTTTACAAAAACTGGAAAATCTCAAAAACAATCAGCACTAGCATTAAAAAAAATAATAACACAAAAAAAATTATTTGATGAAATATTAAAAAACCCTAATGCCACAGTAAAATCTATGGCTAAAAAATTTAATAAAACCGAAAAGCAAATTACAAAAGAAGCAAGTAAGTTATTAAGAAATGTTTATGATCAAAATGTAATTATAGGTAAAAAAGATTTAAGTGAGAAATCATTAAAATCATGGTTACCTGATGACTTTAATATAACAGATGATTTTTTAGATAACTTTTCAAATATAAAAGGTTTAAGACAAGTTCAATCAGAAAATATTGGAACTTTAATTAGAGATGCGTTTGGTAGAGGACAAAATCCTAAAAAATATGTAGCAGCCTTACAAGGATTATCAGAGTATAATAAATTTGTTAGAACTCTACCCGACGATTTAAAATTAGATTTAGATCACCCTTTATCAAAAGCTTTTTTAAAAGGATCAAATGTATCTCCAGAAAAACTTTTGTATGTAACACCTATTAGTAGAGCGTATAATAGAGGTTTTAAAGAAAGTTTAAGTAAGGCTTATGATAAAGCTTTACTAGCCGATGTAAAAGATACTAAAAAAATAAAACAAATAGAAAACCTTGCTAAAACTCTTAATGTTAATATAGGAAAAGGATCAACTAAAAAATTTGATTTTGGTGCAACTAACATAGCTAAAAAAACACAAGAAGGTTTACAAAAAGAATTAACACAAAATTTAAGAGAACAAAATCTTGCAAGAGAAAATTTAAAAAAATTAAAAAAAACTGATGAAGGAAAAAAACTTTTAAAAGAAATTTTTCCTAGAGGAAGAAAACTAGAAATACCAGAAGTTAACAAAAAACTTATAGCTACATTAGGTGGTGGTAAGTGTGGAACTAGAGGTTTTTTAAATCAAGGTGGTAGAATTGGTTTGCAAGATGGAACTGTGAGTGTTGATCAGTGTTATAAAAATGCATTAGAAAGAATTAGAAAAGGTGGTGTAGATTTTACTAAAGCAGAAGCTATGAACTTTGATAAGTTAACAAAAAGTTTAAGAGCCATAGGTGCAAGCAACATAATAAAGTTTGGTATTCTTCCTGAAGTGCTTTTAGAAGGAGCATTAATAGTTGACAAGATGGCTAGTGAGGGAGATACTTTTGCACAAGGATTAAGAAACTCTTATCTTGCAATTCCATTTCAAGCAATGGGTGTTGCAAAAACTTATGAAGAAGGTGAAAAAGATAGAATACTTGCAGCAGCGCCAGAATCACAAAAAGCAAAAGTATTAGATGTTTTTAAATTACAAGATACATTAAATAAAAAATTTGAATTAATGGGAGCTAGCGAGGGTTTTAAAAGATCGATAGCTGCAACGGATGCAATAAGTGATGGACCATTAGGTTATGTTGGTGACTCACAAGATTTACAAGAAAGACTTTCTGATACAAGGGCTGATCTACAAGATTTATATAGAGGTAGTGATATAAGTAGAGCAGAAAGAATATTTAACACAAAACCCATAGATTTAAATATTAGAGATCAATTAACAATGGATGCTTATAATCAAGCCGTTGAAAAAGCAGATGCAGATAAAGCATCAAGAATATTAGTTGCACCTGGAACTGGTTTAGGTGTTGATGCACAAATAAAAAAAAGAATGAAAGAGCTACCTATAACTCCAGAATATGCAAAAGAACAACTACAAGCAACAGGTGATTATTATGGTACAGGTTATACACCTTTTGGTTTAAATAAACTCTTTGTGGCTATGGGTATGGAAGATCCTCGATTTGGATTTGACAAGACAGGTAAATACAATGAAGAACAAGGTATTACTGATTTTATGAATTATATGAAAACACAAAATGTTGCAGATGCAGGTGGAGTTGCTAATCTAGCAGGCGGTGGTATAGCTAAATTAGCTGGTGTAGATTCAGGTCCACCACCAGAATCAGGACCAAACTCACAAGGGTTGCTATCCCTTAAAAACCGTGTTAGAAACTACTAGGAGTAATATATGGCAGAAATAGACAAAGGACTCCCGAACACTAGAAACAAACTTGAGATTCCTTCAGAAGAAGAATTGCAAGATGTTGCAGTTCAGGAACCAGTACAAGAAAAAGGACCAATCGAAGTTATCCCTGAAGAAGATGGTGGTGTAACTTTAGACTACGAACCAGGTGCAGTAAATATCCCTGGAACAGAATCTCACTTTGATAACTTAGCAGAACTTCTACCTGATGATGTTTTAGATCCAATCGGAAACGAAATGGTTCAAAACTATATGGACTACAAAGGTTCAAGAAAAGAATGGGAGCAAGCTTACATTACAGGTTTAGATCTTTTAGGTTTCAAATACGAAAATAGAACAGAACCGTTTCAAGGAGCAAGTGGTGCAACTCACCCAGTTCTTGCAGAGGCAGTTACACAGTTTCAAGCACAAGCTTATAAAGAATTATTACCATCAGATGGACCTGTAAGAACACAGGTTGTTGGTGTTAAAAATCCTGCAACAGAACAGCAGGCAAATCGTGTTAAAGATTTTATGAACTATTTAGTTATGGATCAAATGAAAGAATACGAATCAGAATTTGATTCAATGTTATTTCATTTACCTTTAGCAGGATCGACTTTTAAAAAAGTGTACTACGATGTACCGATGGGAAGAGCGGTATCAAAGTTTGTACCGGCGGATGAATTAATTGTCCCGTATACGGCTACCTCATTAGACGATGCGGAGGCAGTAATTCATACGATAAAAATTTCTGAAAACGAATTACGAAAACAACAAGTCAATGGTTTTTACAGAGACGTAGAGTTAGGCCCACCAGGTGCAGATACAAATAACGAACTTAATAAAAAAGAACGTGAGTTAGATGGCACAAAGAAAACAGGTAAGAACGAACCTGTCTACACTTTATTAGAATGTCATGTAAATTTAGACTTAGAAGGTTTTGAAGAAGTTGGAGCTGAAGGTGAACCAACTGGAATAAAATTGCCCTACATAGTAACTGTAGAAGAAGGCAATAGAAAAGTTCTTTCTATTAGAAGGAACTATGCGCCCGATGATCTAAAGAAAAATAAAATCCAATATTTTGTCCACTTCAAGTTTCTGCCAGGACTAGGATTTTATGGCTTTGGACTCATTCATATGATTG